GCTATTCTCTACAAACGGTCAATCTATTAGAACCACTCAAGCTGGAGGATTTGATCCAGACGTTGACATTCCAAGATATATTAACCTATATAAAAATAATCAAATCAATCTGGAACATCTTATAACACATAGATATTCATTGTCCGACATCAATGAAGCTGTCACTAAACTGAAGTCTGGCTCCGGTGGTCGTATTATGATTGACATATAAAATATGAAAAAAACAAACCTAACAAAACAGGATCTAATCAATTTTGAAAATGAGATTGTAGCCTTGTACAAGGACTGCAAACTCCCATTCTTGTTTCACTTGTCTGGTGGAAATGAAGACCAGCTTATTGAAATTTTCAATGAAATGAATGAAGGAGATTACGTTATCTCCAATCATAGAAACCATTATCACGCCATCTTGTCCGGTATTCCAAGAGAAACCGTCAAGGACCGTATTCTAAACGGTAGAAGTATGTTTATCTTTGATCGTAAGCTAAACTTCTTTACCTCAGCCATCATCGGTGGTACTCCAGCTATCTCCGCTGGTATTGCTTTGGCTCTCAAGAAAAAGGGATCTAAGCAACACGTATGGTGCTTTGTTGGTGACGGTACAGAAGACTCTGGCCACTTGTTTGAGGCTGCACGATATGTAAGCGGATTCGATCTTCCTTGTACTTTCATCATTGAAGACAATAATCGTTCCGTGGAGACTCCAAAGACCGTTCGATGGGGCAAGTCTCTAGAAGAGATGTTCCCAAGTTGCGTACGTCGTTACAAGTATGAAATTACATATCCACATGCCCGCATCAACGACCGTATCGATATCAGTAAGATGAAGCAAAAGACAGATGCGGAATATTTCCCACATCTTGCACCGGAAGCTCTACCTCCAATACCAACCGAAGATATTTCATATAAGAACGCTGTCACCAAAGCCATGACCGAAATCGGAGAACAAAACTCCGTGTTCATTGGTTATAATGTGACTTATGGAAATGCTATGGGATCGTTGGTGAACGTACCAAATGAAAAGAAGATTGAAACCCCAGTAGCAGAAAACCTTATGACTGGTCTGGCAATCGGTATGTCATTTGAAGGATATCGTCCAGTGGTTTATATCGAAAGACACGACTTTATGCTTGTCGCTGCTGACGCTATCATCAATCATATTAATTACATCGAACGCATTTCTCATGGAGAATACAAGTGCCCAGTTATTCTAAAGACGGTGGTGGCTGACAGCGGTCCTTTCTATTCTGGTCCTACACACTCTCAGGACTTTACAGAAGGATTCAAGAAGATGGTTACATTCCCTATATATGTACCAAAGGACGGCAAAGAAATGCTAGAAGCATATAGAAAAGCTATAACATCGTCCAGGCCTTCTATGATCGTTGAAAAGAAGAGCCTATTCTAATGAGAAAAAAAATACTAGTGATTGGTGACAGTTGCAGAGACGTACATGCGTATTGCTCTGCCAACAGAATGTGCCCAGACAAGCCTGTGCCTGTGTTAAAGATCGTTGATCAGAACGACAATCCAGGCATGGCTAAGAACGTATATCGTAACATCAAAACGATGGTTGACGATTGTGATATTGTCACCAATCCAAACTGGTATAATATTACGAAAACAAGATATATCCACAAGGCAACCAATCATATGTTCTTTAGATTGGATTCTGCTGAGGAAATCAAACGCATAAACATCGACACAATCAATTACGACTATGACCACATTGTTGTTTCGGACTATGACAAAGGATTCTTAACCGAGGAAGATATAAAAACAATTGCCAAGAATCACCCATCTGTGTTTCTTGATAGCAAAAAGATTCTTGGTCCTTGGGCAAAGGACATAAAGTATATCAAGATAAACAATCATGAATACTCTAGATCCGAGAAGTCTATAACACCCGATCTCGAAAGCAAAATAATAAAGACTTGTGGTGAAGATGGGTGTTTTTATCACGGAGTTCAATACCCAGTAGAACAGCAGGACGTTATCGACGTTTCTGGTGCTGGCGACTCGTTTATGGCGGGTCTTATCATAGAATATAGTAAGAGCTTGGATATTGTGAAGTCGATTAAGTTTGCTAACGAATGCGCCAGCAAAGTTGTCAGGCAACGTGGAGTTTCCGTTATATAAAATTTATGCAAAACGGTTTTCAACAGTACTCCAATTTTAATTACGATTCATTCATCGAAAAATACAGACCTTTCATAGAAAGAAGCGGAAAGTCTCGAATGAGATTTTATGATTATATCATACCAAAATTGGCCAAGAAAGGAAAACCAATTTATATTGTTGAAACAGGAACCATGTGGTCTCCACTAAATGAAAACATGGGAGCTTTTACTTTGATTTTTGCCGACTTAATAAAAAATCACACAGGTGGAAAATTATACACAATAGACATTTCCGAAAAAAATATAAATTTGTGCAAAACTCACACGGAAGAATTTTCTTCTGTTATTGAGTATGTCGTTTCCGATTCTGTATCATTTTTGAGATCGTTGGACGATGAATGTGTGAAAAAACTAGATTTGGTATACTTGGATTCATACGATCTTGATACTCCAAAGCCACACAAATCTGCACAACATCATTTGGATGAATTGACTGCCGTATACCCAAGGTTAAACAAGGAATGTGGGGTCGCTATCGATGATAACTTTTTGCCCAACACATATATTGTGTGGGAATGGTATAATCCAGACGGTTCCGTTAAAAGTTCCCAGCGATGTGAAACTGATTACAAAACGATTATAGGAAAAGGAATGTATTGTAATCAATTCTTAGAATCAAAAGGGTGGAAAAGATTTGAAGACTTTGACATTCACGGTGCAAGCAACATTTTTTATTATGAAAAAGAATATTCACAATTCTATAATGAAATAGAAAAACCAATCAAATCGTGGAGATTTGATAACGCTGAAAAAAAATTATTATTCAGACTAAATAAAAATATCAACTCAACCAAGTTGGTTTTGAAAGAAAGATACACCGGCATACAGTGTTTTGTTTTAGAATCCGACGAACTTGTTGCCGAATTTGAGTATTGTATGGATCTTTACAAAATCAAATCTTTATTTGATATAAGATTCTCTGGATTTGTGCTTGATATATACCAACGAGGCCAGCTTATTTTTTCCGAGGAATTGATTGTTAGAGAAATAATACCAGAAGATGCAGCCATTGTTCCAAAGGTAGATGTTAAAATATCATTTATCAAATATACCGAAAATGGATTGGGAATATGTTTCACATCAAATAATACACATAAAAAACAAGTAATATTGAAAATTGTAGATTGTTTTACAGGCCTTGTATTTCACAGTGTAACTACCGAAATTATACAAGGTTGTGAATACTTTTTTTCTCACGCATATAATGTCCCAAATCAATCGTTTAGAATATATGACGCAGACTACCAAGAGTTACTTTTTGAAAAAATTATAAACACCGACAGAGAATACGATAGAAACCAATTTTCGGAAAACAATAGAAATTTGATCAGTATTATTCCAAGCGATCTTAAAGATAATGCCGCCGCAGGATATTGTTTCTTTGAGATATTCATCAGAAAAACTTACGAATTTGAAGATGTAAAGATAAGGTCAGATGATATTGTGTTTGATATTGGAGCAAATGTTGGAATGTTCTCTAGATACGCATTTCAACGTGGAGCGAAAGCTGTTCACGCATTTGAACCAAACACAAACCTAAAAGAATGCTTCGAAAATCTAAACAAAGGGAGCAATTATAAACTGGTTAACAAGGCCGTGTCTTCTTTTCCTGTGGACCTTGTATTACAAAATGATTTGTTTGACTCTTATGTAAAAAAATCGGATTCTTCGGACTCTAACTCATCTTTTGTTAATATCAACGATTATATCAAAGAGAATGATATCATATGGATTGATTATCTAAAGGTTGATATAGAAGGTGCCGAATATGATCTATTCAACACAATTGACAAAGACTTTTTGAGAGATCGTGTTGTGAAGATCGCTCTCGAATACCATAATAACAACGAAAATCAGATCGGTGGAATTCTTGATATATTGACAACGAGTGGATTTACATACAAGTTTGAATATGTGGACGGCAAGCAAAATTCTTTGGGAATGCTATACGCCGTAAATACCAAACTTTATAAAAATACCAAGTAAAATTAAAATTTTTGATATATATAGATAAGATGAACCTCTTGGAACTCTTATCTAAAGACGATATCATCGCTGGAATATCTCAGCGAATCATTCAACGGTACCCCAATGTAAATGGTGCATGTGAAATAATTGCTAATGATTTGGCAAGAGAACTAAATAGCAAGGGCGTTCGTGCAAAGCACGTGGTGGGTAATTTTATCTTGGACGAACCAGACTCAGAAGAGTATATGGGTTGCGATTGTTGGGATGGACAAGACGAGTATGAAGTAAATCATGATTGGGTAGAAGTTGAGGGAAAGATACTTGATATTTCCGCCAAGCAATTTAGAAAAAGTGTAAGAGATTCTATACCAGATATAGTACACATCGGCCACGCCGACCCACTTTATTCTAGATACAAATTCTTAAACTATTATGGCGGAAAATAAAACACAGAATCTAAAGGATGTAATCAAAATTGAGTACGCCAAATGTGCCAAGGATCCAATATATTTCATGAAGAAGTATGTCAAGATTCAGCACCCAACTCGCGGTACTCTTCCGTTTCTTACATATCCATTCCAAGATAATGCCCTTGAAGACTTTGTACATCACAATCAAAACATAATACTCAAATCTAGACAGATGGGTATTACCACTCTTGTCGCCGGTTATTCAATATGGTTGATGACGTTTCATAGTGATAAGGAAATATTGTGTTTGAGTATTACACAAGAAACATCCAAGGCTATTGTTACCAAGGTTAGATTCGCTAACGACAATCTACCAAGTTGGTTGAAGGTTCCCGCTGTAGAAGACAACCGATTGTCGTTGAAGCTTAAAAACGGATCTCAAATCAAAGCAGCTTCTTCCGCTGGCACATCAGGTCGTTCGTCCGCCTTGTCATTACTGATCATAGACGAAGCGGCATTTATTGACGGTATTGAAGAAATATGGTTGTCTGCACAATATACACTATCAACTGGTGGTAAGGCGATCATTCTTTCTACTCCAAATGGTGTAGGCAATTTCTTCCATAAGTTGTGGATAGAATCCGAACAAGGACTGAACAACATGAACCGTATCAGTCTCCCTTGGCACCTTCACCCAGAACGTGATCAAAAATGGCGTGACGAACAAACCAAGTTGTCTGGTGAAAAGGGTGCGGCTCAAGAATGTGATTGCGAATTCAGTACATCCGGTAATACAGTAGTTGATATACCCGTTCTGGAATGGTATACAAAAACTCATGTATGTGAACCTATGGAAAAACGTGGTATAGACAAGGGATACTGGATATTCAAATATCCAGAGCCAGGAAAGTCATATATGGTGAGTGCCGACGTTGCCCGTGGGGATTCCTCGGACTTTAGTGCGGCCCAGATACTTGAAGTAGAAACGATGGAACAGGTTGCTGAATATAAGGGTAAACTTCCCACCAAGGATTATGCTAGAGCTTTGATTACGATGGCAACCGAATATAACAACGCTTTACTTGTGATAGAAAATGCAAACGTTGGTTGGGCGGTCATACAAGAAGTATTGGATGCCAACTACGCTAATCTATTTTATAGTTCTTCAGATCTTCAATATGTGGATGTTGAACATCAAATGACCAATAAAATCAATACTCAAGAAAAGAAGATGACTCCCGGATTCACAACTTCTAATAAAACTCGACCACTTGTTATATCAAAGCTTGAAAGCTATTTCAGAAACAAAGAAGTTATAGTACACAGCAACCGTCTTATAGAAGAGCTTAATGTTTTTATATGGAAGTCCACAGGCGTTAGTGCTAAGGCTGAGGCTATGGATGGGTATAATGACGACCTTGTACTATCGATGGGTATAGCACTATGGATTAGAGACGTTGCATTACGTCTTCGTAAAGATAGTGACACTATAATGAAAACTATACTTACAAGACTCGGTTCTTCATCCAATGAATCTATAAAGAATAATTTCAAACCGCTAATGACTCAAAAAACGGATAACGTTTATGGAATAGCAAAAGATTCTTGGGAAATGCACATACGAGGTGGAGAAAAGGTGGATTTACGATGGCTTATACAGAAGTGATGTTATTATGGGTATAAAAATAGTCTTGGTGTATATTTATATAGTAACCGCCCCATATATATACAGATAAACTTATGGCAGACTCAAAGAATTTATTCAATAGGCTGAAAAAGATGTTCAGCACGGATGTAATTGTCCGTAACGTGGGCGGTAAAAATTTAAAGATTGTAGATACGGACGAAATACAATACGCAACAGATAGAAACAGTCTGCGTGACCGTTTTAATCGTTTAAGAAGTAGTACATATAATTTACATAACCGTGATATGTCGATGGCATATCAAGCAGCTAGACTAGAGTTGTTCAGAGATTATGATGTTATGGATATGGATCCTATCATCGCATCTGCTTTGGATATTTATTCCGACGAATGTTTGGTTCCAAGTGAATTTGGCAATGTATTGACAATTCGTTCTCAAAACGAAAACATTAAAAAGATTCTGGACAATCTTTTTAACGACATATTAAACATTGAATTCAATCTGTGGAGCTGGACTAGAAATATGTGCAAATATGGGGATTTCTTTTTGCGCATGGAAATATCACCCGAATATGGTGTATATCTAGTTCATCCAATCAGTCCGTATGAAATTACTCGCGTTGAAGGTAGCGATCCAAAGAATCTAAACTATGTAAAGTATCAGCATGACGGTCTTGGCGGCGGTATGGAATATGAAAACTTTGAAATTGCACATTTTAGATTGCTGAGTGATAGTAATTTCTTGCCATACGGAAAATCGATGATTGAACCGGCACGTCGTGTTTGGAAACAATTGAGCTTGATGGAAGACGCGATGTTAATTCACCGTATCATGCGTGCTCCAGAAAAACGTATTTTCAAGGTTGACGTAGGAAATCTTCCTCCTTCGGAAATTGATGGGGCTATGCAAAAGATAATCAGCCAGGTAAAGAAAGTTCCATACGTCGATGAAAGAACGGGCGATTATAATCTTCGTTTTAATTTAAACAATATGGTAGAAGACTTCTATCTACCAGTACGCGGTGGGGATAGTGGTACTAATATTGATACTCTTCCGGGTATGGATTTTACCGGAATCGACGATCTTGAATATGTTCGTAATAAGATGATGGCCGCTCTCAAGATTCCAAAAGCATTTCTTGGATATGAAGAGAATATATCCGGCAAGGCTACATTGGCAGCGGAAGATGTCCGTTTTAGTAGAACAATTGGACGTATTCAACGTATCATAATTTCTGAATTAACCAAGATTGCCATTGTTCATTTGTATGTCCAAGGATATCAAGATGCTTCGTTGGTTGACTTTCAACTGGAATTAAGTAACCCATCAACCATATTTGAACAAGAAAAGATCAGCATTTGGCAAGAAAAGATGAGCGTAGCTTCTGATATGATTGAAGCCGAAATGTTTAGCAGAAAATGGATATATGGAAAAGTATTCAATATGTCTGCTGACGAAGCAGAAGAATTGGAAAACGAAGTAATTAAAGATAAAAAAGAAAAATGGCGAAGAACTCAAATTGAAGAAGAAGGCAATGATCCAGCTACAAGCGGACAAAAGTCCGAGGGCGGTGAGACTTCCGATCTCGGAGGAGGCGGCGGCGAAGAAGCCGGTGGTGGTGGTGGTGAAGAAGCAGGCGGGCTTCCAGCTCTTGAAGAAGAAACTAGAAAAGAACGTGAACAAGGAAAACGTGATCAAACTGGGAATAAAGAAAAATATACTTCAAACCTCACCAAGAACTTTGGGGAAGATGTTCTGGGAAATAAAGAAAATAACGAAAAGTCTAAGTCGGATAGATC